TATCATCCTCACGGTAGATATTATAGTTTTAATTAAAAATTTTTGGTCAAAATAGAGTAATCCTTCATACAAAATTTTTATATATAATAGAAAGAGATATAGGAGGATTAATAAAATGAAATCTAAAAAAATATAGTTAATAAAAGCATCTGAATATGCTAATCAAAATCCAACAGTTAGTTTAACTAAAATAGCATTAATGTTTGGAGTAGATAGACATTCTATTCCAGTTAAAAATTTTGAAAAATATACATTTGAAAAAGATAACAAATGTTATTATTTTGAAGAAAAAGAATTAGAAATTATTCAATATTGGAATGAAAATCCTACTATTAGTTTTTGTGATTTAAAAAGAAAATTTGGTATGCCATCAAAAATAGATACTTTAAAAAGATGGTTAGATATATTAGGATATTCATTTGAAAGACATTATCAGATTCAATACAATAGAAATGCTTTTCAAAACATTGAGACAGAAGAAGATGCTTATTGGTTGGGTTTTTTATTAGCTGATGGATATATTAGCGAAGATAGATGGCTAGTGCAACTTAAATTAGCAAAAAAAGATATTGAGCATTTAAAAAAATTTTTAAAATATTTAAATTATTCTGATATAGATAACAATATAAAAACAGATGTAGGAGGAGCTTACACTAGAGATAATAAATGTAGTGTTGTAAAGGTAAATGGAGAACAAATAGTTAAAAATTTACAACAATACAATCTTTTTCAGAAAAAAAGTGGTAAAGAAATTCCTTATAAATGTCAAACGGTTGATTTAGAAAAAGCCTATATTAGAGGAATTATTGATGGAGATGGCTTTTTAAGAACAACTCAAGATGGTTTTGGAATAGTTGGCTCTTATGAAGTTTTGAAATATATTAAAGATTTTATTCAAGAAAATATTTGTGATGTAACCACTAATTCTATTATGAATCATGGTACAATATATAAAATAGAAATTCATGGAATAAATAAAGTTTCAACTATTCTCCAATATTTTTATAAAAATGCTCATATTTATTTAGATAGGAAATACTCTATTTTTAAAGAAAAATATAATAATTAATTAAATGAATTGCCGTGGTAAAATCGGGGAAAAATCTGGAAAGCTAAGTCTTTATAAGATATGCTAATCAGAGGTGAAGGTTAAAATAACCAGCCGCAACGCATAGAGAATGAAATAATTTCTCCACGAGGCCCCGACATATTAATCTTGGATGTGAAATAAAGATTAGACAAATATGAAAAGATATGCTAGACTGGAATAGAAATAACTATTCGATGAAAATGAGGGAAACCTCCAGAGTGTAAGATAAAAAACTTACAGTTAATAACAATCGGATTCATCTATATATGGTGCATTAGTTCGTCTCGCACAAGATTGGGTAATGCGTTATCCTCTTATAGATTTTCACGGTAATGTTGGCAATCAGGCAGGAGATGGCCCTGCCGCACCTCGTTATACAGAAGCAAGACTATCTAAATTAACAGAAGAAGGAATGCTTCAAGGTTTAAAGAAAAATAATGTTGATTTCATTCCTAATTATGATGAAACAACAGAAGAACCAGTGGAATTACCAAGTGTATTTCCAAACCTTCTTTGTAATCCTAATAGTGGAATTGGTGTAGCTATGGCTTGCTCTTGGGCGCCACATAATCTTGGTGAAGTTGCGGCAGCTATTAATCAATATTTAGCTGGTGAAGAACCTACTTTACCTGGTCCCGATTTTCCAACAGGAGGGATGATTATTAATTCTAAAGACATTCCCGCAATTATGAAAACTGGGCATGGTAGTGTGAAAATTCGTAGTAAATATGAAATTGATAAACAAAAAATTATATTTACAGAAATTCCGTATGGTACTACCATTGAAGGATTAATGACAGAAATTGGCGAAATTTCTGATAAAAAAGAAATTGAAGGAATTGATAACATTCGCGATGAATCTAACAAAAAAGGTGTTAGAATTGTTATTGAATGTGATAAAGGAATTAATCCTGCAAGTATTGTAAATAAATTATTTGCTAAGACAAATTTACAGAGTTCATTCAGTTATAATCAGATTGCTCTTGTTGATAAAGTGCCAACTGAATTAAATCTTAAAGATTGTATTAAAATTTATGTTGACCACAATATTAATTATATTGTAAGAGAAACAAAATTTGATTTAGATAAAGCAATTGATAGACTTGAAATTGTTAATGGTTTGTTGCGGGCACTCGAGGATATTGATAATATTATAGCGCTGATTAAAGGCTCTGAAAATGCAATAGTCGCAAAAGAAAATTTAATTAAAAAATATCAATTTACAGAAAATCAAGCTAAAGCAATTTTAGCTATGAGACTTTCTTCTCTTGCAAAACTTGAAAAAGTTGAATTAGAACAAGAGGCAAAAGAACTTGAAAATAAAATTGAAGATTTAAAAGATATTCTTACAAATGAAAATCGTCAAAAAGGTATTCTTAAATCTCGTCTATCAGATTTGGTTAAAAAATATGGCGATGCTCGTAGAACAGAATTAACTCATATTGAAGTAAAACCAGAAGATAAAATTATTGAAGAAGTTATTCCAGAAGATTGTGTTGTAATTCTTTCTCAGACTGGAGATATTAAACGTGTACCTAAAAATAGCTTTAAAGTACAACGAAAAAATGGAAAAGGTGTAAAAACAAAAGATGATGTAATTATGTCTACAATCTCTACTAATACTATTGATAATTTACTTTTATTTACTAAAAAAGGTAAAATGTTTAAGATTATTGTAGATGAAGTACCAGTCGGTACTAATGCATCAAAAGGAGTGCATGTTGGAACCTTAATTAATATGGAACATGATGATGAAGTTATTGCAATAACTTCTCTTGCTAGAAGTAATACTGCAAAATATGTAGTATTTTTTACGAAACAAGGATTAATGAAAAAGACATTCCTTGAAGAGTATACAAAAGTAAAACGTAGTACAGGAATTGCGGCAATTAAAATTAATGAAGGCGATTCTATTGCTAATGTTGAATTTATTAATGAAGAAAACATTCTTGTTATTACTAAAAATGGAATGTCAATTCAATTTGAAAGCAAAAATATTAATCCTATTGGTAGAATTGCGGCTGGTGTAAAAACTATTAAATTAGATGAAAATGATGAAGTTGTCGTGGGACTTCCAATCTATTCAGATAATGATACTATTGCTATCTTCTCTACAAAAGGATATGGCAAGAAAACTTCTATTAAAGAATTTACAGTTCAAGGTAGAGGCGGCAAGGGATTAGTAATTTATAAGCCAAGTGCTGTATATGGACAAATTGCTGGCGCGGCTGTTATTTCAGACAAAGATACAATCTTATTAACTGGTCAGCCAAGCTCTATATGCATCGCCGCAACAGATTTACCTTTATTGACTCGAACAAGTTTTGGCAATATAATGGTAAAATCAAATATTTCATCTATTGTAAAATTTTAACAATGAGGAGTTAAAACTCCTCATTTGTTTTTTATAAAAAAATATATTATAATATATATAGAAAAATAAAAAGGAGGCTTTATAAATGAAAACAATTTTTGTTCCCTATACTTTTGTTGATAAAAATGGTAATGTTATTACAGAAATTAGAGAAGCAAAAGAATTTTCTACCTTCAAAAAATAAAAAATCTTATTTTTTATTTATTTTATAATATAAGAGGTAATTAATATGAATATTATAAATGAAATTTTAATTAGATTAAAAGATGTTAAAAATGAGCATAGTATGCTTTCAGCTTTTTATACAAATAATCCTTCAGAATATTTAAAGATGTATCATTTTTGCCAAAAAAATGATATTGCCATAAGTTTAGCTGATGAAAAAATTGGTGTTATAGAAGATATTGAAGTGCATTTTGGCGGAGATGAAAATACTCCTTGTATTGATGTTTGGATAAAAGTGTGGTAAAAAAATGGGAGAATGGACAATTAGAAAATTAATTGATGAATTAAATAGACTAACAAAGCTGTATGATGAGGGACATCCAGAAATTAGTGACAAAGAATGGGATAATCTTTATTTTAAATTAGAACAGATGGAAAAAGAAACTGGTATTATTTATCCAGACTCCCCAACCCAAAATATTCATTTTGAAAAAGTATCTGAATTAAAAAAAGTTAAACACAATCATCCAATGCTTTCTCTTGATAAAACCAAAGATATAGAGGTGATTAAATCATTTCTTAAAGGGTATGATTGGGTTATTATGGCAAAAATGGATGGTTTAACTTGCTCTTTACGATATATTGATGGTAAATTAGTTTCCGCAGAAACAAGAGGAAATGGAATAGAAGGAGAAGATATTACTCATAATGCAAAAGTAATTGCTTCTATTCCACAAATAATTAATTATAAAAAAGAATTGGTTGTAGATGGAGAAATTATTTGTACTTATAAAAATTTTGAACAATTTAAAAATGATTATAAAAATCCAAGAAATTTTGCAAGTGGAAGTATAAGGTTACTTGATTCAAATGAATGTATGAAAAGAAACCTTGCTTTTGTAGCTTGGGATATAATAACTTCTTTTAATACTACAGGATTAGTATCAAAATATTTAAGTTCCGCATTAAATTTTATAAAAGAGCTTGGATTTATAACAGTTCCATTTTTTATTAATGGTGATGGGACAGATTTGACTCCCGTTGAAGATTATATCAATAGTATTAAAAAAGAAAGTGAAAAACTTTTTTATCCTATTGATGGAGTTGTTTTTAAATATGATGATATAAAAACATATGAGGCGGCAGGCCGCACTGATCATCACTTTAAAGGCGGTTTAGCTTATAAATTTTATGATGAAACATATTCAACTCGTTTAAAACATATTCAATGGACAATGGGGAGAACTGGTGTTCTTACTCCAGTAGCAATATTTGATCCTATTGATATTGATGGTTCAACAGTAGAAAGAGCATCTCTTCATAATATAAGTGTTATGAGAGAAATTCTTGGTGATTGTGCTTATGTAGGCGAATCTCTTCAGGTTTATAAAGCAAATCAGATTATTCCTCAAATTGCGGAGGCTGGACCAAAATATGATTATGGTTATGTGATTGCTCATGGTGGGGTATCTGCTAACGATGTTATTGAAAGATGTCCCATATGCGGCGGTGATGTTACATATATAACCAGTGATGATGGAGTAATTAACGCATATTGTGATAATCCTCTTTGTGAAGGTAAATTAATAAATAGACTTGAACATTTTTGTTCAAAATCTCATGGTCTTGATATTAAAGGATTATCAAAAGCAACCTTTGAAAAACTTATTGATTGGGGCTGGATAAATAATATAGAAGATATTTTTAATCTTTATACCCATAAGGATGAATGGACTAATAAGCCAGGTTTTGGTGTAAAATCCGTTGATAAAATCTTAAAATCAATAGAAGAACATAAGCATACAACCCTTAATGCTTTTATTTCTGCTATTGGCATCCCCCTCATAGGCAGAACAGTTGCAAAAGATTTAACTAATTATTTTGAAACATATGAAGATTTTCGTAATGCAGTAAATGATAAAAATTATCATTTTTATGATTTAGATAACTTTGGTGAAGAAATGGATAAAAGTATTAAAAATTTTAATTATGCGGAAGCTGACAGAATTTCTAAACTTTTATTTATTGAAGCCACAGTTGTAAACAAAAATCAAATAAATAATAATCTTACAGGAAAAACCATAGTTATTACGGGAAAACTTACAAATTTTAAAAATAGAGCCGAATTAAAATCAATTATTGAAAAGCATGGTGGAAGAGTTGTTGATTCTATTTCCGCAAAAACAGATATACTTATTAATAATGATGTAAATAGTACATCATCTAAAAATAAAGCAGCGAAAGAACGCAATATACCAATTATTTCAGAACTAGATTTTATAAAGAATTATGTTGAAAATTAAAAAAATTTTTTATATAATATAATTATAGATGATAAAAAACAATTCATCTGAAAAATACAATATTTAAATATAAGGAGAAAAATATAATTATGAAAGAAAATAGTAAGAAAGTTTTTGATTTTGTAAAGGCACATGATGGAAAAGATTTTACTGCACAAGATATTGCAGATGCAACGGGACTTTCCGTTCGTTCAGTCAATGGTATTGTAACATCCGCTTTCCAGCGTTATAAGGATGAAGATAAAAATGAAATTCCTCTTATGGTGAGAGTTCCTGCTGAAATTGAGGATCCTGAGACTGGTCTTCATAAGGCAATTAAGTTTATTCAGCTTACCGATGCTGGACGTAATTTTGTTCCAACCGTTGAAGATTAATTTAATTTAATGCAATAAATGTAAATAGGGATTAGATATATATCTAATTCCTATTTTGCATATAGGAGAAAAATAATGACAATTTTAATATTAAGTTTTATTTTTCTAATATGCGGAATAGCTCTTTTTTATAAAGCTAATTAGATTAAAATCAAAAAAGATAAGCAACAGGAATAGTATAAAAAACAATTAGAAAATGAGTTAAATACATTACAAAATGATAGAAATAATTTAATTAATTCAGAAATTGAAAAGAAAAGATAGTTAAATAAAGAATTTTTATAGTTCCAAGAATTTCGTAAAAAAGAAATTGAAGCATATATAGAAAGTCAACAATAGCTTGCAAAATAGACTGTTAATAGAATAAATCAATCTACTCAATAGCAAATTGAAGATATAAAATATAATGTACAATGTTTTCAAAATAATGCTGAAATAGAAAAACAAAATATCCAAAATGAAATTAATAAATTAAAAGCTTCATTGAGCGCGGGTGTTGAAGCACGTCTCCGCGAACAATAGAAAAAAGATAAAATAGGCTTTTATAAACTATCTATTAATAATGCTGATTTATCTGATGTAAAAATATTAGAAAATCTAAAAAGTTCTCTTCATAAGCCTGTTGTTTTAAGTAAACTTATATGGACTCAATATTTTCAAAAACAAATGACAGAATTATGTGATAGAGTCTTAGGCAAAAAAACAATTTGCGGAATTTATAAAATTACTAATTTATTAACTGAACAATGTTACATTGGACAAAGCGTAAGGATTTGCGCATGAAAAACTTTTCCCAGTCGCCGCTGGGGGTCATTATTAATAATGGCTAACGAGGAAGGAAAATTAAAAAAAAAATTTTTTAATCTCGTGGGAAACTTTGATTAATTCATCTAGCGAAATTTTTATATATACTGAAAGGAGAGCCGGAAACAACATGAGAAAAGTTAAATTAGAAAATATAAAAAATACAAATATTTCAGGTATATATAAAATTGATTTTCCAAATGGGAAAAGCTATATTGGTCAAAGCCAAAACATATATCGTAGAATTGTAGAACATAATAGATATGCTTTTTACGGGCATGGGCAGCATCCTATTCAGGTTTGTGAAAAAGCTATTAATAAATATGGATAGATTAAATAGATTACTATTTTATAGGAAGATGTTACTTTACAATAGTTGTCTGAAAAAGAAAAATATTGGATTAATTTTTATAACACTACTAATAAAGAAAATGGTTATAATATTCTTTTAGGTACAAATGTTTCTGAAGAAAGAGGGATAACACATCCTAATTCAATTTTTTCAAAAGATCAGATAAATGATATTTATGATCTTTTAATGAATCAAACCTCTGTATCTATGAAAGATATTGCGAAAAAATATCAAGTAAATACAGAAACTGTTAGAAGAATTTGTTATGGATATACTTATAAAAATGATTCATTAATTTATCCATTAAGAAAAAATAATCACGACTTTAATAAAAAAGAGCTATTAGATTATTTTTAGTCAGAAAAACCATTATTAGAATTAAAGCATGATTTATTATACAGATGGGATTTAACAATAGAAAAGGATTTAATTAAAAAATATAAAATTCCATTGCAAATTTTAAGAGATATTAATCAAGGCAAAAAATTTTCTGAATATGGAGATTATGAATATCCTATTAGAAAAAATAATGTTAGAAATATTTATAATTTTTCTCAAAAAGATATTATAAATATTTTATATGATTTACGATATACTAAACGGTCTATGACTGATATTGGAAAACAATATAAAAATTTACATAGGGATACTATTAGCAAAATAAATCAAGGTAAAACCTATGTTATTGAAAATTACGATTATCCAGCTAGAAAAATTAATCATTGAACCTGTATCGACTATTCCCGAGGCCTTCTGGGCAGGGAAGTAGGGTTACTATTGGCACGTAGCTTGGTTTTAGGGAACGAAGCCAATGAAAACCGAAATGGTTTCCTATTATATATATTAAAAATATAATAGTAAAAAATAGTCAGTAAAAATAAAACTTTTTACGAAATATTAGCGATAGATGGAAACAGCATTGTAAATGCGGCTTAGGTATTGAGGCTCCCGCAACTAATAAATTATATAATTCTATGCAAAAAGATGGAGTATGGAATTTTAGTTTTGAATTATTAGAATAGTGTTCAAAAGATTTATTAAATGAAAAAGAAAAATTTTGGATATAGATGTATCAAAGTAATAAGTTTGGATTAAATATTGTGAAAGGTAACGGTTGATATATATGATAAAAGTATTTACATTAAACAAAAATGGAAAAATTGAATTAACAAAAAAGGAATTGGAATAGCTTTTAAATGAAAGTTATTGGGAAGGATATAGAAATAATAATAATTATTGGACTTATACCTCTCCTAGTGTTATTAATTGCAGAGATCGGTATGTAAATACAGCAACATCAAAAACTCCTTATAATGTTTCCACAAGTACAACTTCTGATTCAATTACAATAAAAACAAATTTAGGAGAAGAATAATATGAAATTTGAAAATACTTCAGTGTTTAATTTTGAAGGCGCATTAAGAGGTATGAGAAATCCTAAAAATAGTTGGAATAAAAGTGATAGTTTTTTTGGAATTGTAAATATAGATAATTATTCATACGAAAGTGAAATTGCCGATAATTGGATTAATTATTCACATTCACAATTAAACTGGCCGCTAGAATATACTGAAGAAGGATATAATCTTCAAGAATAGTATTGTAAAAAACTAATTAAAAATGGTGTATTAAAATTAAATGATAATGACGAAGTTGGCGAAGTTGCATTTATTGGACCTAATGATATGAAGCTCGCTCAAACATTAATTAAAGCTGGTCCAGAACACCGCAAATTTTTACGACAAATCTTTGTTTCTGTTGATATTACTGCACCAATGTATTTTTGGAGTGAAATTGACACCTACAAAGTTGCTACTGTTGCTAATAGTACATCAAAGATGCATAAATTAGCTGTAACGCCAATTACTCTTGATTGTTTTGAAACAGATGATATGCATTCTGATTTAATTTATTATAGCATCCCAGAATATGCGGGCGGACCTGCTGAAAATGATATTAATATGT